ATTTCAACCATACTTTGATGACTTAAAAAGAAATGAATGGAAGAAAGATGAACAAAGAACATCTCATATGTTGGAAACATATTTTCAAGCAGAGTTTAGTCAATTGAAACGCTATCCTGGTAAGGATAAGAACGGTAAATATTTTCCTGCAATAAGATGTGCAAAACTTCCTTTAGATATATTTAAAAAAGAAAAAGCACCTGAAGAAATTTTAACGTTTGAAGATAAGGAGGACATTGTTTGATATTTAAATTCTATGGTCCACCAGGTACTGGTAAGACGTATCGACTTATTAATAGAGCGAAAGCCTATGTTAGAAAAGGTGTATCAACACACAAGATAGGTTATTTTGCATTTACAAGAAAAGCTGCAAAAGAAGCTAGAGAAAGAATGCCTTTTGATGAAAAACAATTACCCTATTTTCAAACACTACACGCATTTTCATACCATACTCTTAGATTAAGTGAGGAAAACATAATGCAACCTTATCATTATGAAGAGCTAGGAAAACTCTTAAATATAAAGGTCAACTATGTTGACAAATTTAACAAAGAAGAAACACATTATTTAACTAATGATAACCCTTATTTTCAAATGATAGGTAGAGCAATCAATAGAGATATAACTATAAGAGAAGAATTTGATAGAAATGAACATGATAAGAAATACATTAAATGGGAAACTTTAAAACATATCCATGATAATTTTTTAGAGTATAAAAGAACTGCAAAGCTACAGGATTTCAATGATATTATTAATAATGTATTAGATAAAGTTCCAAAATTTGATGTAGTCTTTATAGATGAAGCACAGGATCTTTCACCTTTACAATGGAAATTATACGACAAGCTAAAAGAAAATAGTAAAGATATATATTTGGCAGGGGATGATGACCAGGCTATTTTTACCTGGGCTGGTGCAGATGTAGAAAGATTTATAAATGAACCTGCAAAAGAAAAAGTATTACGTTATTCAAAAAGAATATCAAAAGCGGTGCAAGATCAGTCTAGTGTAGTTGTAAATCGAATACTAGGTCAAAGAAAAATAAAAGATTATTTTCCAAAAACAAATGAAGGACAATCATTTCATATATCAGATCTAGGTCAGATAGATTTATCTAAAGGTAAGTGGTTAATATTATCTAGAACTAAAAGTAATATGCTTAAAATAATGGAACAATTAAAAAAGAAAAATTTATATTATGATAGTAATAAAGGAAAAGGTCATAAAGTTAGAGTTTACTCCGCTAAAAAATTCTATGACTTATGGAAAAGTGGTAAAACATTAGAAGAAAAAAATATTAAAGATGTGAAAGAATTTACAGGAAACGTTTCTTGGGACAGAACGATATCTTGGTATGATGCTTTTGTCAACGTAGATGTAAATGAAAAAAATTATATAAGACAGATGTTAGAAAGAGGAGAAAGACTAGATGAAAAAGCAAGAATATGGGTATCAACAATTCATGCTATAAAAGGTGGCGAACAGGATAACGTAATCTTGTCTTTAGAACAAGGTGATAAAATACAGAAAGCAATAAAGAAAAGTATTGACAAGCAAGATGAAGAGCATCGTGTTTGGTATGTTGGTACGACAAGAGCCAAACATAATTTATATAAATTAAAAGCAAAAATAAAAAGGAAAGGTTATCAATTATGACAGACAGTAGTATATTTAAAGATATAGCACCACAAGATAAACAGATAGGTGGAAAACATTATAAATCTTTTCACATTCAGCCGTACGAGTTTATTTCAAAAAATAATCTCTCGTTCTTCCAGGGAAACGTTGTGAAATATGTTTGTAGATATCTTACAAAAAATGGTGTAGAAGATTTAGAAAAGATAATACATTATTGCGAATTAGAAATTAAGAAATTAAATGATATGAAAAGGAAGAAAAGATGAAGTTGCCTAAATATCTTGCACAAACTGAATGGGTTCAGCCATCAGAATATCCAGATCTTAGACAAGCTAAAGAGATTGCCATCGACTTAGAAACAAGAGATCCTAATTTAAAAAAGATGGGATCAGGTTCTGTTATTGGGGTTGGTGAAGTTGTGGGTATCGCGGTAGCTGTAGATGGATGGTCTGGTTATTTTCCAATCGCACACGGTACAGGACCCAATATGGACAAGAAACGTACTTTAGAATGGTTCCAAGATACATTGGAATGCCCTGCTACTAAAATTTTTCACAATGCAATGTACGACGTATGTTGGATTAGATCTATGGGTCTATCTATAAATGGACTTATTGTAGATACCATGATCGCATGTTCACTTATTGATGAGAACAGATTTTCTTATACCTTAAATACTTTATCTTGGCATTTTTTAGGTAAAGGTAAAAGTGAAGCTTTGCTTACTAAAGCTGCAAAAGAAAGAGGGTTAGATCCTAAAGCAGATATGTGGAAGATGCCTGCTATGGAAGTAGGAGCTTATGCTGAAAAAGATGCTGAGTTAACTTTAGAGCTCTGGCATAAAGTAAGTGAAGAATTAATTAATCAAGATCTTCAAAAAATATTTAATTTGGAGACTGATCTCTTTCCTTGCCTTGTACAGATGCGCGAGAAAGGGGTGTGTGTTGATGTCGAACAAGCTCATAAATTGAAAGAACAATTATCCAAACAAGAAGAGACATTATTGCACCAAGTAAAAACACAAACAGGAATAGATGTTCAAATATGGGCAGCACGATCGATTGCCAAAGTTTTTGAAAAAATTGGAGAGAGTTTTGAAAAAACTGAAAAATCAAAGGAACCTTCCTTTACTAAAAACTTTTTGACTAATCATAAACATCCTATAGTTAAAAGCATAGCAGAAGCTAGAAAGATAAACAAGATCAGTACAACGTTCATAGATACAATATTAAAACATGAACATAAAGGTAGGATTCATGCGGAAATAAATCAAATTAGATCTGATGATGGCGGAACTGTTACCGGACGATTTAGTTATTCGAATCCAAACTTACAACAAATACCTGCAAGAGATCCTGTGTTAGGACCAATGATTAGATCTTTATTTATTCCAGAAAAAAATCACAAGTGGGGTTGTTTTGATTACTCGCAACAGGAACCAAGATTGGTTGCACACTATGCTTTAAAATTTAAATTACCATCTGTAAATACAATTGCAGATTCATATGAAAATGATAACAGCACAGACTTTCACCAGATCGTAGCAGATATGGCAGAGATACCAAGATCACAAGCTAAGACAATTAACTTAGGATTATTTTATGGTATGGGTAAGGCAAAGCTACAAGCAGAGCTTGGTGTATCAAAAGAAAAAGCTGATGAATTATTTGATCAATACCATTCAAAAGTACCTTTTGTAAAACAACTGATGAATGCAGTTATGTCTGCCTCACAAAATAAAGGTCAGATAAAAACTTTGTTAGGTAGAAGATGTAGATTTCCAAGATGGGAACCTATTTTACGTGGTAATGATTGGGGTAAATATGTACCTGCAGAAGATTATGATAGAATGAAAGAACTTCAAGAGATGGGTCCTCATATGAAAGATGATGAAGGAGAATTTATTAAAGACAAAGATGGTAATAAAAAAATTAATTACTGGCATGAAAACCCATCACGAAGAGCTATGACTTACAAAGCTTTAAATAAATTAATTCAAGGATCTGCAGCGGATATGACAAAACAAGCTATGTTAGCTTTATATAAAGAAGGTATTGTGGCACATATACAAATACATGATGAGCTTGATATATCTATTGAATCACAAGAGCATGCAGACAAAATAAAAAAAATTATGGAGGATGCAGTAGATCTTGAAATTCCTAACAAAGTAGATTATGAATCAGGTCCTAGTTGGGGTGAAATAAAATGAGGTTAATTTATGGCTTACTTAAACGCAAATATTCCTGTAACATATGCTCAAATTAGGAGAGAGTATTTATATGATCTTAAAAAACATCATGGCGAAGTTGAAGACTGTATTATATTTGGTCTGTCAGCTATCACTGGGCGTGCTATACTCTTCCACTGTATTATGGAGAGTGGTGCAGTATTTTATCGCCTCCCTATTAGCGCGTTTATTCAACGGGGTTTTAAGGCAGCAGAAGTTCCACGAAGACGACTTGATGAGCTTCAGCTTTGGAATTCTTTCAGTTACTACCCTGCTGTTACTTCTTGGGATATTTTAGACGGTCAAT